AAAGTTAAATAATTATTTATTAATATTAAAATAATGAAAGCACATCCATAGCAAGAGTAGTTCCACTGCCTATATGAACAGTAGATGCACTACCAATATGTATTTCACCCAATCTAGTGAATACCACTCCACCTGATGTAGTATCTGATTCAATCAATGATGAAGTACCACCACCAATATAAAAACTTCTTGGTGTTTTATATACCAAATTACCCAATGTACCTTGAGTAGAATTCAATGCAGTACCAAATCCACTAACACCAGTAAGATTAGCACCAGATCCTTCAAAACTTGTAGCAGTTAAAGTACCTTTAACCTCTAAGGTTGTTGATGGATTTGTAGTTCCAATACCAACACGTTGAGTAGCATTATTAACTTGCAGGATAGCACCATCTGTTCCTATGCCCGAACCAAAGTCAGATAATCTCGTAGCGTTAGTGATTGCCATTATGCCTACTTTTTAGTTATTTATAGTCTACCGTCAGGTTCTAAACCCTCTAGTCCTAATATATCAAGTACAAAATCATCACCATCAGCAATAATTAAATCTGCAGTACCAGTGACTACTACACTTTGATACTGAGTATATGCAACTTTAGAATCAGACTCTGCAGGAACATCTACAGTTACATCTTCATCTATAGTCAATGTCCTGTTAGTATAATAAATTAAATTATCTGGTTTATCTTGATCTGTAGTTAATGCTGTTCCCAAACCAGCAGAAATTCCGATCAATTCAGATCCATCACCTCGAATCTTACCGCTACCAACATCTAAAGTAAAACCTGGTGCGGTTGATGCTATACCAACTCTTGTATTATCAGTATCAAGTTTTAAAAGATTCTGATTACCTAACTTAGCTAGTTCTCTTGCTCTAGACATGAATATAAGAACTTTCTAGTTATTTATGTTATATTTTAGTCTATACTATAAAGGTGGTAATAAAAGCATATCCAATCAACCAAGCGGCAAGACCACCAAGTACTTTATAATATTTACGTATAGGTGTACCAAAATATTGCTGTCCAATCATCAAACATTTATGTGCAGGTGATAGTAAATAACCTGAGTATTCTGTAGAAAGAAACCATACAAGATACTGTGGTCCAAAGATTGCTACAAGAGCAGAAGTCATACCAGCATACTTACCTGATGAACCCATGATCCATGATGCAACTGCTGCAACAATAGAGACAGGAATAATCATAGAAGGATCTGCACCATTAAGATACTCCATGACTGGTCCATGTATCTGTTTAACTACACCACCTAGAGCAAGAACTATTGTTGCAATAATAGCAAACTTACCATCCAAATATTTACCCCACTTCCAATCCTTACAAAGAATACTATAATAACATGCCATAGCAGCAAACCAAGGGAAGAAGAATATTGCACCACTCTTACCAGTTGCTAGTAAAAACCATAATGTTGCTATGAACGGAGCCCATCCTCTTAATGCTCGTTGCCAATCAAACTCTCTAATATTACTCATGTCAGGTACAACACTCTGAGGATCTACCTTAGAGAATATATACCACCATGTATATGCTAGGCATATAATAAGAGGTACTATAGTATACCCTAAGAACGTTGTATAACTTATACCCAATACCGCCATTGGAAGTGCTACTGTCTTCTCTAATGGAGACCACCAATAATAATGATGTGTTGATAAGTAATCTATTATTCCAAATGCACTACGCTTCTTCTTATCTGGGGGTGCTATCGCATCAAGTAAAGGTGCTGAGAGGGCAACTCTACCAGGAATAGGAAGAACGCCACCAAATATAGAAGTAAGTATGATAAGAATGCGGTTGTCTTTGACATATCTTTTAATGAGTGAGTAAACATCATCTAATACATGGTACTGACGGATAAATCCACCAAGTATCATAATACCAAAGATATAACCCATGTAGAGTTCATTCTTAAGAATCGCCTGGAACATAATTGAAATTAATAACAGATCTAAAAGGTTGGTCAGTACAAGTTGAACCACAATGCTTTAAACTTTGTGGGAAACTAACAAATCTATTAGCCACAGACTGTACTTTATCACCATTTTCAAATTTTGTATACCCATCACATGTATTCAAATAGAAAATAGAAGTCCTAAGAAAATCAGCATTCTCATACTTGTCTATATCTACTACATCATTATGCATATTAGATTCAATAATAGTATCACGACACATTAATAAATTTGCTTTGATCCTAAGTATAGCAACAGGTTGGATTTTTTGTAAGATAGGATATAATATTTGAAATGTTTCTCCTAAAGGTGCATGTTGATCATAAAATCCATGACACAATTGAATATTATCTGCATATCTTCTATCCAATAACTCCTTTCCATACAATTCCCTTGGATCTTTCCCTGATGGAGTGTTTGAAATAATCTGCGAAAGTATCCATGGAAAATGATACATTTCAGTTCCTAGTATTTGATCGTGTATATGATCAAATTCCCTTTTTGGAAGAAAATTATCTTGTATATCAATCAAATCAGACATAATTAAGATTAATAACAGATCTAAAAGGTTCGTCCGTACAAGTTGTTCCTGTGTGCTTCATCTTTTGAGGAAAAGTAACCAATCTATTTGCCACAGATTCTACCTTTGTCCCATCCTCAAACTTAGTATATCCATTACATGTATTCAAATAGAAAATAGAAGTCTTAAGATAGTCCATCCCAATACCATCCATGATGTCATTATGCATACCATGTTCAATGATATTCTCTATACGCATTATCAGATTTGCTTTAATTCTTATAATACCAATAGGATTGATTTTTCCTAACAGTGGATATATTATTTCAACTGTTTGAGATCTAGGTGCACTCTTATCATAAAATGTATGACAGAGTTGAAGATTATCAGTAAATTTTGGATCATATACTTTAGGTCTAATAATCCCAGAAAGAACCCATGGAAAATCAGGGTAATGAGCATACCCTCCTACCATTTTATCCTGTAATATTTGAAAGTCTTTCTGAGGAAGAAAATCGTCTTTAATATCAATCATTTCTGTAATAATAAAATATAAATTCCATTCCACCAAGAGTTTACATCTTCTGGAACAGTTGTCAATATCTTTCTTTCAAATATAATATTCAATTTCTTTGTAGTAATGAAATCATTAGTAGATTCTACCACACCTTCAAAGTTTGCATCATCTACAATCAAAATAAATTCATCAGCACAGAAATTATAAACATGTAAAAGGTTTTTATATTGTGATATTGGATCATTGTCTGCATCATAGAAAACAACATTACATTTTTCTGGTATGTCTATACTACCAATATCATCTTCAATCAAAACAACTCTATCATTTTTATGTTTTTCAAATTCTTCCTTGGGATTATCATACCCCATGAAAACAATATCATCTCTAAAAGGAGCAATTGATCCCTTAAAATTATCAACTGCATATCCTTTTGCTTCATTATTCTGTAATGCTGAATAAAATGTACTTCCCGCATAACATCCAAGTTCAAGGTATACAGTATCCTTAACAGAGCATAGATTGTTTAAAAAGTGTCTTGTAATGTTAGAAGTTAACCCATCAATAGCAATTCTTTCATAATTACTTGATCCTTTCTCTGCATTATCAATAGCATCTAAGAGTAATGGTACTTTAGGATTAACCTTATTATTACCCTTACCAGACTCATAAACTAGATCACAATAATTACACTTCCAACAGTTAAATTTACAGGTTTTAATCTTCTCTCGCCATACATCAATAGGTCTTTCCTTAAGATCTACATCATCCATATACTCACGGTATTGTGGAAATAATATATCAGTAAGACCACCTTTAACTTCTCTTTCACCTAATACCCATCTTTCAATAATACCCATTGACTCCTGGAGTCTTAACCCACTCTCTCTTCCATGCATCTTAAATACATCAATACCAAGATCAAGGAACTCTTCCCAATCCTCTTTCCAAGGTGGTAAATTTGCTGCCTTCAATGCAGATACACCATTAAGTGCATCCCATTTAGAACATGAAACTCTACTAATAGTATCATTAAAATACTGAGGTTCACTACCCTGTCTAGTATTATTATAATGATAATGCTCTGTCATTATAGGACAATTGCCCCAACAACCTTCATTAACTAGCAATGATAATTTAACTGGATATCCTTCATCCTCACAATAATCCTTTGCCTCTTTAATCTCAAGGAGTCTATCTCTATCTCTCATCAAATCTCTATCAAGGTTCACATAATGAAACCCTGCTCTTGCCAATTCAACTACTTCATTTGGTCTAGTGACATCTCTCAGAATAGTATTCTTAATGAATAACTTTGGATATTCTTTTTGTATCTGACCAGTTGATACCCATGATGTATGAGGCAAAGTAACTATGTGTATACCAGCATCATAAAGACTCTTATAATTTTCAATCCACATGTCCAGATTCCTTTGATCTGGTCGAACATAGATGTTATTAAATGTAGCAGATAAAGGAATACCAGTTTTATCTCTTACCCATAATGCCTGATCAATAATAGCATGTTCATTACTAACAAAGAGCTCACCCATCGCATCTTGTGTGAAAGGTGGCATCCGACATGTAAAATACAAGTCATAGATATAATCCTTATACGTATTTAAAAAACCAACAAAATTACGCTTAATAAATTCAGGTGGTACTTTAGGATTAATAGGTAAACTGAATATCTTTTTCATGCTAGAGTTAACACCTCATTGTCATCTTCACTTATTGGACCAACCAGATAATAATTAAATGCTATAACACATCTCTTCTGATTAGATTTATTTGGAGTTATATTATGGTATATATTACTGGGCCAACATACTATATCACTAGTTCTTATTTCAAAAGGCCATTTCTTAGAATTATAAGGATTATATTCATTAACCTTAGGAATTAATGAAGAGGGAAAAGCAGTGTATTGAGAAAGAGGAACAGAAAGACAAAGTTTTCCTGCTCCTGGTTCTGATTTAATATAAAATGTTCCACTAAAAATAGAATTCTGATGTATATGTTCTGGGGTAATACTTCCTGGAAACCCAACTACCATCCACGAATTAGTTAATCTTAATTTAATGTCCCTAGAAACAGAGAGAACATTATAAACATAATCACTCATTGCGGAATGAATATGATGCTTTATCCCAGAAAATTCAGGTTGCAATAAGATCTGCTGATCCTTAGAAAGACAAATATTATCTGTCTCTCTAAAATCATTAAACTTACTTAAATCTAAATTATCAAGGTCAACTACATCATTTACAAAATTATCTACACGAGCACGATAAACTGGTGAAGAAAATAAAGGAAGAACTTCTTTTTGAGTCAACATAACAAAATTATCAAATTATGAAGATAATTTCTTCGTTTCTTCTTTTGGTTCTGATGTTTGTTTAAAACCTTTTAAAGAGAAAGGTCTACCGCTAGTAGGATCTTTGAACAAATGCTTCTTAATAAGATCTGCTGATTCTGTTGATGATCTCTCTAAGTACTTCAAATCTGGTAATCCCTTACCATCCATATACTTAACCTCTGCCTCTGCATTTAATCTTAACTGATGAATTCCAGCAGCAATTGCACCAGAATACTTCATTGAAAGATCAAGGCAAGCAACCTGATCTTGTTCAGGCATCTGTAAAATAGATTCAATATTTCCTAAACTTATATTATTATAAGCAATTAGATCACAAGCAGTTTGTTTTGCCATTCTAGCAATCCAATACTTATGTTCCTCTTCTGGGTCTTCTCCTCTATCTAATACTCCCTGTAGACCACCTTCCTCATCAATTGTCTCTTTCTTCACCCAATCCAAATAGTATCTCAACTCCATCGTTGATTGTTCATACCTTTTCAGATGTTGTCTTCTATCTCTCTTAAGATCATCCAAGTCTATTATATACTGCTCTTTATCTAAAGGATCTTCTGCATTAGCAATATCCCTTTCCTTTCTTTTTATATCAACATCAGTTGTCTTGATGGCAGTCTCAAGTTTCCTCTGATTATGCTCCCTAGAGGCAATTTCTACAAAGACTTGTCTAATTGCTC